CCGATGAAGCCTCTCTACTAATCATGTCTAAATTCACCAAAGGGGCCATGGCCCTACGCAAACTCGGTCGCGGTGGCCTCAAAGGCCTTGGCGACGCCATGAACATGGGCAAGTGGGCTACCAACATCGCCCGCGGATTCGGAATCAAGACCCACAACCAAGCTAGGATTCCGACCAAGGTCTTCAAAGACAAGGACATGGAAGCCACGGTCAAGGCCGCACAGGCCGCAGGCAAGAACCCCCTTGTTCCCGCTGACGCCTACAAGACCGTTAGCGAACTTGGTAGCAAGTCCCTGACGGGTACCGGCCTTGGCCTCCAGATTGGTGGCAACGCCGCCGTCTATGGAGGTGCGGGTACCCTTGGCTACAACATGATGAAGGGCGACGGCACCGAAGCTGGCGTCGATGAAAACGGCATCAAGAACCCCAATGCCAACGAAGAGATGGTCAAGTTCCGCGAGAAGTTCCAGAAGGACAAGCTCGGCGGCTCCAACGTCTTCTCTGGTGCCAAGTACAAGGCACTCCGAGGTCAGGCCAAGTGGGTCGATACCGCAATCAAGTCCATGGGCAAAGAGCAGTACATGAAGATGCGTACCGCCGTCATCAATGGCGACCTGCCCCCCGAAAAGATGCACTCCATGCTTACGGATGCTATCGCTCATGATACGGAAGCCTTGAAGCTTGCTGGCAAGGACCCCTACGTCCTTCCCGGAATCGCTAAGACCGCAGGCGGCGAAAGTCGCATCATTGTTATGGCCCCGATGGCTGGTAAGGATAAGAAGACCAGCTACAAGGCGATGCAGTACGGCATTGATTCCGAATAATGGAAGACGACTCCCAGCTTAACGACTCCTTCAATGTGAGCCCCATGGACGTCCTGTCCCAAGGCCGCAGGGAGAACGCGTATAACTACGGCCCGATGGGCCAGCAGTACAGGCAGATGGGCATGAACCCGCTGTCCGGTGCTCAGGCCGCGTTCGGTGGTGGCGGAAAGGCTGGAGGCATGCCAATGGGCGGTGGCGGTCAAACGCAAAAGCCCCAGATGGCATCGCCAGACGCCATGTTCTACGCCAATGACATCGGAGACCATGGTGCCGCGGCCGCTTTGATGAACTCGAAGGACGGAAGCTCCAATTTCCAGATTTTCGACCCCTATGAGTTCGACTTCGGAGAAGGCGAAGAAGGCGGTGCAGGCGGAAAGATGACCCTACGCGTCGTCCCTAAGGGAGAACGCGACGTCCCCACGCCAAAGGGCCCTAAGCGTATGGCGGTTTGGGAGTATGCCCATGCCCGCGGCATTAAGTCCGCCCCGTTCAAGGGAGGCGACGAAAACGCTCGTAGCTTCCGCGACCTCATCGGACAGAGTCAGGTGCTCCTCGGCAACCTGTCCAAGCTGGAACAGCTTTACAAGAAGAACGCCGTGTTGACCGGCTTTGGTCCGTCTGAGGCGGCTACCGAGGCCAGAGGTCTGGAATCCCGAATCCTTCTGGACTACGCCAAGCTCATGAGCGGTGCCAAGGGCCTCGGCGGTCAGGTGTCCGATAGGGACTTGTCCGTCTTCCAATCCATGACTCCTCAGCGAGCCTCGTCTTGGTTCACCCGCATCAGGGGTAACGAGATGTCCTTGCTGAAGAAGGTACGCTCCCAGACCATCGAGAAGCTCAAGAGCACGGCTCAAGCAAACGGTCTGGACTTCCTTCCGGAACGCCAAGAGGCTCAGCGAGCCATCAACACCGAGAAGTATCGGAATAAATCTATCTCTTTTGAATAATGGAACCCTCTACTCCTAACGGCCAAGAATTTAACGAGGCCGCAAGGTATGCCATGATGCTGAATAACGCAGGGCAGAGCCTTAACCTCGGCCCCGGAATTCAGAGGACAGACCAAGGCTTCAGGCTGGCAAAAGAGGAGACCGACGAGGACGTCATTTCGTACTACGAGAATGACCCGTCGCAGGGCATCGACCTCGACAGGCCTGACGCAGAGGAGCATTGGAACGCCATCGTCCGAGGCTACAACAAGAGGACGACCGACTACGCTCAGCTCATCGCTGACGCTGGCGGTGAAATCGCCAAGATTCCCGGAGACTTGGTCGAAGGAATTGCCGAAGACGGCCTCGTTAAGGGCGTGGCTTCTACGGCCGAAGGCGTCGTAAGGTCCATCCGTGACCTTTGGGGCATGGCCACCGAGTCGGAGAACCCGACTTCCGCCGTGTTCTGGCTCAATTCTACCCTTGGTGCGTTCATGCGTGGCAAGGCTTCCAAGAATTGGCGTGAGGAGGCCCAGCAATGGAATCAGGCCCGCAAGTTCATGTACCACTCCACCAAGATGCAGATGGGCGACGAGTCCGTCTTGGAGCAGTACATCGACATGGACGAGGCTACCGCCGCCAAAATCAGGTCGTTCATCAACCCGAAGGTTGCTCATGCAATGTCGTTCATCGGCATGGAGCTTCCTTCCATTCTCGCCGCTCCGTTCACAGGCGGTGCCTCTGCCGAGCTGGCCATGACTGCCGCGGCTGGAAAGGCCGCAACCGCCACTAGGATTGGTGCGAACGCCGCCGCCCGGGCTAACCTTTACAACAAGATTGGCACCACGCTTGCCAATGCCACCTCCAAGCTGGACAACTTCGCTCAGAAGGTGACTCAGAGGGCCGCTGGTTCCGTGCTCGGCGGAATCGGAAAAGCCCTTGAGGTTCCTGCCAACATCCTAGGCGGTGCCGTCGGCGGTACCGTTGACAATCTCTCCGCTAGGACAGGCTTCTCTTCTGGCTACATGAGGAACGCCGCTGAGTCCGTGGCTACCGATGCCGCTACCGCTCTTGGCGGAGTGACCGGTGGCACCAGACAGACAGTCGGATTCCTTGGCTCCCTAGGCCTAAGGACCACTTCCGAGCTTCTTCAGGAAATCGGAAACAAGGCCATGATGAGGAGCTATGGAGTCATCGACACCGCTTCTCCTACTTCCTTGACCGTGCTTGAGTCGGTAGCGGCCAATCCGCTCCTGTCGCCAAGTGCAAAAGTCGCCGCTAAGATGGTCAACACCGTCGTTGACCCAGTAATCCAGCTTTCCACCTCTGCCCTTAAGCACGGATACAAGGACGCACTTACATTTTCCTTCCTAGGATACCTGTCCGACAAGGAGCGTGGTGCCGTAGGCGGTGCCGCACAGGGCATGATGTGGGGCGGTTACAGCGGTGCACTTCGATACAGCTGGTCTCTGGTCAATGGCGGACTGACGCACGACGTTCACATCAAGAACTTCGACGAAAGCTTCCTTCCTCAGTACATCGAGAAGACCAACTCTAAGTACGCCACGTTCGTTCGCGAGGTAACAGCCGACTCCGATGCTACTAAGTCCACGAGGCTCATGTCTCAGACTCGTAGCGTTGCCCAGATTCTTTGGAATTCTTTGGATACGGGAGACCGTAAGAACCTAATCGCTCACATCGGAACCGAGGAAAGCCTCAAGGCACTTCTCTTTTCGGAAGGCTTCACCCAGCTAGACAAGTTTGAAGGAATGTCTAAGGCCGGTGGTGCGTTCCAGCTTGAGAAGCACCCAAACAAGGGATTCGTACCTATCCTTTTCCTTAACCGCGATAAGTACAGGCTGGCAGACTTCGGACACGAAACGCTTGGTCACGCCTTGTCTTATGCACTTAGGTCAAAGGGCAAACTTGGAGAGCACCTGCAGAGGTTCTTTGGTAGCAAACCCGGAGGCGGCATCATCGGAGACGAAGCAATCATCAATAGGGCGGCTATTCGTCGCTCGCTTGAACTTGCAACGCACCATGTCGAACTTACGAACGGAAGCCTCCCCCTTGAGCAAAAAGCAAAGCTCATCAACGACCTTGCAAAGCAGAACATGGAGGCGGGGGCAAACATTCCGGGAAGCCGGGCTTACTTCGCCGAAGCCCTTAAGGTAATCAGGGACGAGGCAAACTCCAACGGAGGAGCGGCCTATTGGCTTCACACTTCTGCCAACGCCGCAGGAGAGCCGCTTCCCGCGGCATACCAAGGACGTCGAGGAGCTGACGCAAAGTTCATCTTCGAAGAAGGCGTCGCCGGATACGCCGAGTCTCTTTACTACCATACCAACCTTCAGGACATGGTCCTGCCTGACGACATCAAGCCGTTCAGGGTGACCATCGAACGCATCTACAACGAGCAGATGGCTCGCAAGATGACCGACTTAGAGCTTGCTGGCATCCGTGCCAATAAATCTGAGCTAATCGGACCTGACGGAAGGATTTCTATTCAGGCAGAAGCATACGACGACGGCGTCTGGAAGCGTTCTCCTGAGTACGACGGCCTAATCAGGTCGATGGTCAAATCCGCACTCAGCAATGACGCTCAGGCAATCAACCGGCTAAGCCCGGCACAACAGCTCGCAGAGGCTAAACTTCACGGAAAGGAGTTCTTGTTCAACATCGGCAAGGGCGGTGCCACCATGAAGGGCACCAAGGAGCTCAACGACATGTCCACCAAGAACGCCACCGACGCGTTCGAGGTGTTCAAGGGCCTAGACGAATCCATCCGTCCCGACATCATCGTTGACGAGCACGGCAACCAGAGCGTGGACATGATGCGTATCAAGGACCAAGCCCTTGACGCAATGCAGATGGCCGGTGCCATCGACCCAGAGTCGGCCCGTATCGTCAAGTCCATCCGTGACGCCTACACCCGCTGGGAGTCCAGCGGATTCGCCACCAGCAACATCTTCACCGGCACCTACTGGGGTGACAGCCAGCGTACCATCAAGAACGGATTCTACGAGCGTCTGTTCGGCAATGACGTTGCCGTGACGCATCGAGTCTTCGTCCCGTTCGAGATGAAGCTGAACCTCAAGACCACCGACGCCAACGGCAAACAGCTCCGCGTACCCCGCGGCGGCATGCTGATGACCGTCGTGGACTACATGGCCATCCACAGGCGTAAGATGAAGATGTGGAGCAGGCCGGACGTCCGCAGTACGTTCGTCCACATCAACACCTTCCATGACGCTTTCGACGAGTACCTCGTCAACATGATGAAGGACGCAGGTAGCCGCATACCGACTGCCGAGCTTTTCAACAAGAAGTACCCCGGTCAGGGCGACAAAATCCGCGACATGATGTACGAGACGTTCGGCGGTTCCATCCGCAAGGACGAGTCTTACATCAATGCTCCCCGTGAAGGCTATTCCAGCAGTCACGAGAACCCGAACTACCCAATTCACAGCATGAAGCTTGAGCTCCTTGTCGGAGTCGAGCTCACGCCGGGCAAGCCTATGCCCTACCATCATGGCCGCTCGTACGAAGGCCTGCGTAGGAACTACTCCCTTGCTGGATTCGAACGCGTCGGCATGTCCGACGGCCGCTTCGTCAACGGACAGGGCTACGAAATCATCAAGACGGGTGCCAAGTGGAAGGTGTTCAGCCCGTTCGGTGGCATCGTAGGCATGTTCACCGACTTCGCCAAGGCCGCCGCTGGAGTCCAAAAGGACCTAGCTAGGATGGACCTTGCCGACCTCATGCCTGCCCCCACGGAAATCGAGTGGGCTGACATGAACAGGAGCAAGAGGCTCCAATACATGAGCGAGGTGAGCCGCGTCACCCAGCAGACCTACCAGCAGAGGATGCTGGACAGGGGAAACGGCGTAAGCCTTTCCTTGGCCTCGTTCGACCCGACTAGTAGCGTCAGGTGGGTTCCGGCTTGGAAGCACACTTATCAGAGGATGAAAGAGCTCCTCCTTGGCGGCTTCAAGACCGTCAATGACTTCCTTGAGGACTCCAGCGTGGCTGGACTCAAGGAATGGAACAGTTCCAACGGAGTAGAGAAGTTCAATCCCGGTCAGATTACGATTGAGACCCCCAAGCTTAAGGGCTCCGAAGACACCAAGTACGGACCCCTAGGCAAGCACACCGGCAGGTACTTCACCGTTCAGCGTTCCGGCTACACGGGCAACATCGGCCTGTTCATCGACACGAACTACATCGAGCGTGTTGCCAAGACGGAAGAGGGTAGGCTCAAGATGCTGAAGCACGCCATGGAGTCCACCATTGAGACTCAGAGTGCCGCGTTCAGCCCTTATGGCTCCAATCTGGCCTATCACTTCGAGACCCTGAACATCGTCAAGGACGTTGATTCAATCGACGGATACAAGCGTCAGGCAGAAGCCCTGATGTCCAAGCATCGAGACCCTGAAAAGTACAGGCAGAAGAGGTCCGAGGAAATCGGCAAAGGCCGCACCCTCGTAAGGTCTGACAAGGAGTACATGAAGAACGTGCTCGTCGATTCGCCTGAGGGAATGAGGCTACTCAAGGAGGTCACCAAAGGCTCTGAGCTCAAGGCCAGTCTGGATAACAAGAAGAAGTACGCCGTAGAGAGCAATGCAAGGGGCGTATTCCAGAACCTGTCTGAAAGAATCAGACCCATGAACAGGGAGCTTTTCGACAAGTCTTTCGGCACTATTAGGGAAGGACTTCTTGCCGTTAACAACATCGTGGACGGCATGCTTAATGGAGACGAGTCCAACTGGATTGACGTCGCCAGCGACAGGGGCGGAAGGGAATACGCATACTCCTTCCCTAACATCGAAGACGCTAGGAAGATTGACGGAGCCTTGGTCGCACTCAACGCAATCAAGGAAAGCGTGGCAGATAAGCAGGTAGTCTCTCAGTTCGTATCCAATTACATCAAGGGACCCCTGCATGCCTTGGTACAGCAGGTGAGCCCTGAACTACGCGGTTCGGATACGGTTTCCGTATTCAAAACTATCAATGATTCCCGAGTCATCTCCGCTGAATACACCTTCAACCAGCTCAACTCTGCAATCAAGGAGCCGGTAGCCATCGTATTCTACAACGGCAACATCACCTTAGTAGGCAACGGGGGCATCGGTGCCACGTTCCGTGGAGCGAAGCAGGGATGGAACGCCATGGACGCAAGCATCCTTGGCGGTACTGAAATCGCTAGGAACGCCCAAGCCGATGGATTCAAGATGTCCGACTCCAATGCGTACGCCGCGTTGGTTAGGCACGAAATGCTTCCGGACTCGAAGCGTCTGAGCCAGAGGGACGTCCAAGCCATGACCCATGTCGGCATGCTTGAGGCCGCAATCATCGCAATGAATCCTGAGCTTGATGCCAAGCTCAAGGAGCTGAGGAGTGCCTATGAGTCCACCGAAGGTTCTCCTGCGGATAGGGTTAACTACAGCGAGCTTCTGCTGACCGAGGTGATTGAGAACGCCAACCCGGCTCTGATTGGATTGGCCACGGCCGTCCACAGCATCGAGAAGGCCTTGGACCCGTCCGAAAGAATCAGGGCCGTCTCCGAGGCAACGACCACCGACCTCAGCCAATACCAGAAACAGCTTTCCGACAGGTTCATGGCCGAGGCATTGGCCAATTGGGAACTTGAGATGCAGAAGTATTGGTCTCTCGGAAGCCCCCTTTCCAAGATGAGCGAAGCCCTTGATACCGTCATGGGCAGGAAGTTCTACGCCGAACACGGCCTGAGCCCCCAGCAGAGGAAGAGGGCAGACACCCTCATCGAGACCATCAGGAAGTTCCACAAGGAACAGGAAGCCTTCTTCGAAAGGTCGAAGTCGGAACCCTCCATGTCCTTGGCCGACGTCACGGGCCTTTCCAGCGTCCAGAAGGATGAGCTGACCAAGCTTGGCCTAATCAAGAAGGTCATGGTCAAGGGACGCATGACTGAAATCTTTGAGATTTCCGACAGGGATTCCTACGTCGATTACACCACCTCCGGAGGTGCACCCCACCTGCTTCCGTTCGCCGACAGCCCTGACATGCAAAAGGCCTTCGACGCATACGCGGCCGAGGTCAAGGCACGTATGACCACGCCGGGAATGGATGTGTTCATGGACAGGAACAAGATTCTTGGCCAAACCAAGCTCGGCAAGGTGTTCGGACATGACCTGCTTTACAGGTACTTCCCCCAGCTCAAGGACGTAGATGTCAGGTTCGTTGACATCCATGGTGCTAGGGCAATCCGCACCATGAACGATACGTTCATCATTGAAATCGGTGCCCGTGCACTTGCTTCCGCGGAACTGAACCTGCCCGTAGAATTCGACAAGTTCAAGGCCGACGCCGAGACCCTTGCCAGCAAATTCTCCGGTAGCAACTACATCACCGGCCTGTTCGTCCATGAGGTACAGCACATCCTTCAGAAGATGGGCAACCTGCTTGACGAAGAAACGGCCATCCAAGGCGTTGCCAACGAAGCAATCAAGGAGAACTTTGCCAAGCTTCTCGGCGTAGACTACACGGACAACGCTCCGGCGTCTTACTTCGAAGCTAAGTACGGAATCAGGCAGCAACGAATGGTTGATGCTTTGGTAGCCGCGAACAATCCTCCGGTAATCACCAGCCTTGAGTACTCCGCAAAGCCCATCGTCAGGTCCGCAGTCAGGAACATGATGGAATTCGTGACGGCAGAGCATACCGCTGGCCGTCTCAGCGACGAACTGTACAGGGCCGCTGGAGACCTTCACTACAAGGCCGGTCGCCTTGATACCATTGCCGACGCCTACTCGCTCTACAAAGAGCTGGACGCATTCAAGGAGAAGGTCGGAGACGCAAGTCCTAGGTATGTGACTTCGCTAGCTGAGAACAAGGAGTTCAGGGCGGCAATCGCGGCCATGGGAATGGTCACGCATTACGCCAACATGGTCAACACCACCACTCCGGGCGGAAGGATTATCGAGCTACACAAAGCCATCACCAACTACTCCCGTCTGGAGTATGTCATGGACCCTGTCGAGCGACAGGCCTTCACCACCCAGCAACGCCGAGGACTCAGCCAGCTTGAGCTCGCGATGAAGGACAGGATTGCGGCCGAGAACACCTCGGTGCTTCAGATTATCGACGATGCCATGAACAAGGGCATCATGCGTGGCCGGAGCCTCAGCCAGTCCACCGTGCTCATGTCCATCGCTGGCATCGGAGAAAAGGCCGATGACAACAGGGGTGCACAGATGTTCGGCAAGATGGCCTTAGTCAGGTACCTCGCGGCTCGGGCCAGCGACGAGCTTGATAACCTTGGAAGGTTTATCGTCCAAAAGAGCGGATGGGAAATCGACGAAAACGGAAGGCTTGTCCTCACCAGCGGTCATTACCTTGTTAAAGGTGACTACTACGCCGCCACTCAGGCGTCCAAGCAACTCGGCAAGGAGAACCTTTCGTATGAGGGCGGCTCGTTCATGGCCACGGCCAAGGAGACTGGCAAGACCGGTCAGCCCAAGACCTATACCATCAACGATTTTGCCAAGCTTGCCGGATTCGTCATCGAGGCCGAGGACATCCTGTCCGTAGGCAACAGCGTCATCGACATCGTCAACTCTGACCGATTCCCGGCCATGGTGCTTGGCGGTGAAATCAGGACCGAGCTTTCCAAGCATGGCCTGTTCTCGGAGGACGCCGCAAAAGCAGTCCTGCTCGACTCAATCGACGAGGCGATGAAGGACCACATCTTCACGAAGAACGACCTGCTGAACATCCTCGCCTTCAACCACATCAACTTCAGCACGGCCCGCTCCGTTTCCGGAAAAGGCGGCATTCCCTCCGCCAAGGGCATGAAGCTCGGCAAAGAGCACATGCTGAGGCTTACCAAGAACGACCCATCTTACCTTGAGGGCGTGTTCAATGAGGTATCCGGAAGGAACAACAGGCCCGTGAGCCAAAAGACCTCCAAGATTACTCTCGGAAGGTATGTCTGGGACGGTGCCAAGATTAGCTTCAGCATGGAGAACAGGCCCAGCTGGGCATCCGCTGAGGATTGGGCCGCGTTCAAGAAGCGTGTCGATAGCGGCATGTTCATTAAGAACCTGCCGAAGGTGGCAATCGGAACTGAGTACGCCAACATGCTCAACGATAGGATTAACAGGGCCACCATGCTCATCGGCCCTCTCGTACAGCAGGCAGTTAAGAAGATTGAATCCAACATCGAGAACGACCCGAAGCTTGCCCGCAGGCTTTACGGACTTCTTCTGGACGACATGGCGGCCGCTACGGTCGAGCTTGTCGCTGGTGCACACTTCCCGATTACTACGCTGGACAGCGGATTGTTTGAAAACGTCGGTTCCTTCTTCGGTCAAGGCGACGGCTCTTCCGCAATCTTGAAGAAGAGGCTTGGGTTCAACGCAGAAATCCCGACCGCTTACGGAGAAAAGTACGGCACTAGGTACCTCAGGAACGTTGGCTTCGTGCCCTCCGCACTATCCGGAATCTTCGGCACTTACATTCATGACATCAAGGACGCACAGACCATTGCGTCCACGGACGTCGCCGAAACCCGTGCTTACGGAAACAACATCGACGCGTTCCAAGCCCAAAGGCTTGACGACGTTCCCACGTCAGAGCCGAAAGCAAATCTCATGCATTTTGATGAGCAGAAGGCAGGAAGCTACAGGCAGATTCAGCAGAACCTTCCCGGAAGCTCGCAGATGCTGGACAACATCATGTACTCCTTCGGAAAGACCGTGGAGGACCATAGGGCAAGCCTTGAGGAGCTTGGAACCGTAAAGCGTGAGCTTGATGTAATCGCCACAGCTAACGAGCTGGACGAAAACTTCTTCGAGGATGGCTCGGACATCAACAACTACCTAGAAACCCAGTCCGGCCTAGATGGGTTCATGAGCAAGTACACGTTTGCCGAACTTGCCGCCCTTCCTCTTGAGACTAGGGCCGCACTCGTACAGCCGCTCATCAGCGACGTTAGCAGGCGTATCTCCAGCATCGAGTCGCAGGTAACCCTCGCCATGAAGGTAATGGACGTTTGGCGTGCAGGGCTCAGCTCTAGGGATGCGATGTTCAAGTCTGCGGCTGAGCAAAAGATGTCTTCCCAGTTCAGCACGGAACTTCAGTACATCGTTCCGTCCAACCTTACGCAGTATCGCGGACAGACCCTTACCGGCGTCTTCGGTGCCGTGACTGCAGATGGAAAAGGAATCGTTTCTGTTGACCCGTTCTCCGTAAGCTTCGACGGACTTAACTCCTACAAGATGACCTCGGAGGGTCGTGGAATTCCTGCCGAAGCCATCGAGAAGATTAACAGGAATCTGAACAACGTAGAAAGCTACGTCGGTTTCTCGCTATTCAACCTCCAGAGGCCGCAGAACCTCAATTGGAAGGAAGCCGTCACCAATCCTACCAAGTTCAAGCAGGACATGGAGCGTTCTGTCGGCGGATACGACCGTGCGAAGGTGTTCTTCGAATACCTTGATAAGCTTACTGACCCTGTGTCCGTTTCATTCATTGGCCTGTCCAATGAAAGGACTGCATTGGCTCACTACATCGGAGGCAACATCCTAACCGTTCAATCGATGATGGGCATGGTCATGCTCAAGAACGAAGGCGGTCCTGAAAACAACGCGGCCCACCTTCAGGCCAGCCTTCCTCAGATTATGTCCATCTTCTCGGACAGGGCTGGCCCGCTGGCACAGGCTTCCATTTCCGACAACAAGAAGGTCGTGTTCAATGTGGAGAACGGCGTTCACCTGACCAATTCCGCACTTGGTGCGGCTGTATCTCCGTACATTTTCGCACTCCTTAGGAACGGACTCACCCGAACCACGGAAAGCGGACTGGTAGAACTCACCAATTTTGGTGCAATCACCAGCGATGCGTTCGCATTCCTTGAGACGAAGATTGGAGAAGGCAACGCCACTCCTTACGAGTTCAGGGGCTACGTTAATGACTGGGTTTCCGGAATCAGTTCAGAGGTAAAGGACCGCATCGCACATGAGCTCACCTCTCAGCATTCCACAGCCGGAATCCTTACGATGCTAGGCCTGATGTCTGGCGTAGCGTTTGAAGTCGGAGGTAAGAGGCTTCCTGACAATTTCGAATTCACGCTCAGGGATTCCCTGAACTTTGGTTCGGCATACGGCATGGACCACCTCATGTCTCAGCATGCCGCCCTGCAGGAAGTTAAGAACCTAGGCCCGGGTAAGGTAGCCGCCATGCTTGGTGAGGTAATCTCCGCCGCCATTCACGACGACCGGAACGAATTCTGGCATGGCGTTGCCGCAGGACTGGCCGCGATGAAGGATAAGCGTACCAAGGGATACAAGGCGAACTTCCACGAAAGCTACTCCAGCAGGAAGCACACCCCAGTTCGTAGGCTCATCAACGACATCCAGCTTACCGACGACAGCCAGAGCTTCCTCTTCCCGTTCTACTCTCCTCCCGTCGCTACTTTCAGGCATGCACCGGAGTACACTCCGGGAATCCAGAACAGGGCATACGAAGGTGCTTCCTTCGCACGGGAACGTAGCTTCGGACCTTCTCACGGAATCAAGTACGAGCGTGAAGCGGCTAGGACCAATTGGGAGTCATTTGATGCGGACAGGGGAATTGATGCCGCAATCAAGTCTTATGTTACTCCGGTAAGCTACCTAGAACATACGCGTGAACCAATCAGCATTTACGATGCAATCGATACGTCCATCGTGAATCTCCGTGGAATTCTTGAGGATGACAACGTCTTCGGCGACGATGAAGGAAATACCGGAAAGAAAGTCCTGAAGCAGAAAGACGTTGGAGGTAGCAACTACTACACCGATACCGATTACGTAATCGGCACCGGAGGAATCACGCTGGCAAACTCCCCCGCACTAGGAAACGTTCTCAGCCAAAGCTTCAAGAGGTCGCTGATGACCAACCGTCTGGCCGCCATCGCAAAACAGCTTGGCAAGACTGAGCTTTCGTTCCCTGCCGGTCGTTACGCGGCATCCTCTTCGCCCAATCCGTCCTTCCTTCAAATCGTCAGCACCGAAGGCAGGCAGAATGCCATGAAGAACGCCGGTCCTATGATGTGGAAGACGATGGCCGCGGCTGGCACCACCGGCATGGGCAACATGATGCACGGTAGGGATTACGGAAAGATTGGCTTCAGCTGGAGGCGTCTGGAAGACGGACGCATCATGGTCAATTTCTCGCCCGACACCAACATCGCCGCGAGCTATGACACCGTCCATGACGACAACTGGAAGCCGTCCATCGGCATCCCGCTTCTTCGTGCGGTAGGATGGGATGCCAACGGAAAGACCGCCGTGTCTCAGTCCATCATCAGGAAATCCATCCTGAACAGCTTCGCACACAACAACCCGATTCCCACGAACATGGTCGGCAACAAGTACCTGTTCTCGGCCATCGGAAAGAAGTACGCCGCCATCGACCAAGCTTCAATCATCGACTACCTTCAGGGAGTCAGGAAGCTGATGTTGGGCGACATCTACCTCGGAGGTAGCACCCAAAACAAGATGTCCGGCGGAACGGGCATGACCTCCATCACGGGGCACATGCTTCCGAAGATTAGGGAAACCTTGCAGAGCCTGCTCGATGGAAACATCCCGTCCGGCAAGGAGGACCTCTATCACATGCTCGTATGCTGTGATGAGTTCATGCATGACGTTTCTCAGGAGTGGGCATACCAGACGTTCATCCTTCCTAAGGACGCAAAAATCGAAGACTTCAACGCGGCCGTGTTCTCGAACTATGGCTCCGCGGGAATCATCGACAGCCCTTGGTCTGGTGCTAGGTCTCTCAGGTCTGTCTGGGGAGGCAACGGCCCTACGGTCGCAAGCAACTTTGGACAGATTTACCAGCGTTACGCAGGAGAGGGCGTAGGCTATGCAAGGCTGGTTGATTTCATGATGAAGCAGGAGCCGACGACCAGCTCCGGAAACGCGGCACTTCAGTTGCTTGGCAAGGAAAGGGGTAGCGGCAACGGAGGAGTCGGTCCCGATACCATCATGATGGAGGCCATCAAGTCGGCCAACATCGTCAACCAGAACATGCATGGCGACATGACCGCGGCGTTCCACCGAATCATGACCGGCGATTCTGGCTACTTCCTGCCTGACAATGAAAGGGCGTTGGCGATGACGGGCGACAGGTCCGGCATCATCGAGATGATGTTCCCCGACAGGGCAGACCTTCAGCACTACGCTTGGGATTCCAACAAGTCCCTTAACCTCACGGTGTTCAAGAACGCCCAGAAGCGTTACACCATCGCATGGAATGAGTTCGGCCCTGTCGGTCAGGACGGACGCAGGCAGGTCAGACGCATGGTCCGAAATCTGGACACCGAGTCCGAGGCCAACGCCTTGGCTGACAAGATTGCCGCAGGAGGAATCAATGCAGAAGTGGCCAAGCTTTCGTCTAACCCTGACTCCATCAGGCTTGAGGAAGTATCCGCCACCAGCACGGCAACCTACCTCGTGCAGAGGTCCAGCAAGCTTAACCTAGTCGTGCAGGCAGACACCCCGGTCTACGCTGATGGCGTGTGGGGCGTCGGCAACCTGCCCAAGGTGTTCAAGACCGCCGAAGAAGCACGAAAGGCTTCCAACATCATCAGGAAGGGTGAAGTAATCACCGCCGAAGCTCCCAAGCAGGATAGGATTTCCCTGTCCATCGGAGACCAGAGGGTCGAGGAGCTTGAGAACTCCCTGAGGACTAGGCTTAACTTCGCACTCGGAGGCTCTCCGATTCACTTCAGCTCCACGCTCATCAATTCCATCATCAAAGGAATGGATAAGCACAAGCGAGTTAAGGATGTCAGGACCGGCATCGAATGGTTCGACCTTCTTACCTCCAATAGGGTTTCGAAGGGAGAGATGCGTACGACGGGCATGGCCCACTTCCTTTACGCGAACAAGGACAACAACCTTAGCAAGAAGGACATCTTGGAGTACCTTAACGTGTTCTATCCTAGGCAGGGTAGGAAACTCTGGCAGTCGGACATCGGCATGATGAACGAACAGATGAGCCAGAAGCTTATCAGGTCTCCGCACAACGAGAACTATCAGGTATCGAAGATGCTCTACGCTGGCAGGACCTTGGCCCTGATGCAGGGACAGCTCAATGCAATCCAGCATGAAATCACCAAGGCTTCCGACGAAAACAGGCCTGCGATGGAAACGGCACTTCAGGCACTCAGGGACATCCACCTGAACAGCCTGAAGGAGGCCTACGAAAAGACCTACAGCAAGGATACGGTCGTCAGGTTGGTCGATGAGCTTGGCCTCAAGGACAGGCCTTCCGATGAAATCGTCAGCGGAATCTTCAACGCACTTGCGACCGACCCTGACAGGATAATGGAATTCTCTGCACCCCTGCTTGAGTACTACAGGCTTGGGTTCAACGAGTCCGCCAAGAAGGCTTCTGCAGAATCGTTGGCCGCATTATCCGGAATCGAAATCCACATCCCCGACCCGGCCACCATCAGCGTAGACGAATTGGCTAAGTACGACCTAACCCTGAAGGATTGGGAAACCAACACCGAGGGCTATTGGAACACCAAGGTAAAAGACCAGAGTCCGTATGGCTTGTACAGGGGTCCTGATGCCGGATACAGCGGCTACACTTCCGGACTAGGCGAGCATGTCTATCAGGCGTTGTTCACGGAAAGCATGCCCGTTAATGAGGAATTTACGAATTACATTACGGCACTCGCCCAGAACGCGAACGACGGACAAAACCCTCCTGAACTCAGGAAGAAGTACTTGGACTCCCTTCAGGCGGCCAAGCACATCATGGCAATCAAGAAGGCCATCGCCAACGGATACGCTAGGACCTCCACATCCCACAGGGGTGCTCCTATGGGCAACCTCATCGGCCACCTCAGGCTTACGGATGCCAGCGTCGCCTCCGTCGTTCCTGTGCAGAATCCTGTCAGCAGGACTTACGACATCCTGAAGAAGAACAGCGACGAGGCCTTTAAACAGATTCCAGTCACCTTCGTCGAGGAACTTCAGTCCGACACCTACCAACGCAAGGAGTTTGGTGCTAGGCCGGAAGAAGAGCTTTCGCTCTACTCTTCGTTCAAGGAAATCGAGGAAAACCCAGCTCTGAAAAAGGAGCTTAATGAAATCATCGACAAGCTGTCGGCCAGCAGGATGAACCTTAACTCCAAGCGTTCTTGGATGAACAACACGGCAAGGCAGTACGTCAGGCGTCACTTCACGGCTTACATCAACAAGGAGATGGTCAAGCGTGAGGTAATGAACTCGGGTCCGTTCCTCAGGTTCATCATCTCTAGGGATGATGACCCGAGCGTATGGACTTCTAGGGGAGAAGTTTCCGTACCAGAAAGCCTTACGAAGAACTACGGCCTGCCTTCCAAGATTCCTGACCTTTACCCTGTTGGAGAGCTTTCGAGCGATGCCACTAGGCTTTACCGAAGGATGGTGGATGAACCGCTGAATCAGCTTTTGGACGGTGCAATCAACGCGTACTTCCTAGGGGCCGAACAGAAGATGCCCGGATTCGGAGGCATGGACCACCATGTGTTCCTTAACGGAAGCCATTCGATGGAGCTGAGGATGCAAGGCATGGCCAAGTATTTCCTAGCCCTCTCTCCCGAGTTCATCGCACACACGGCCGAAGTTTCCGACTTGTGCAAGGTGGCTGATGGTGCCGGAGGAATCGCCAAGTTCGACAAGGTTGACTTCGACAAGCTGGCATCTGATTGGGCCGCAAAGGTCAGGCTGTTGTCCGAAAACCAAGAGTTCACCAGAAGGCTTGTTGAGAGCGGCTTGGTGACCGTAATGGACGTCGCGGCCATGAGAAAAATGGCAAGGGTCTTGGAAGACATGTCGTCCGGAGAGGCCAAGGACATCGCCTATCAGGATACGAAAATCAGCATGACCGACCAGCATGGTTCGCAGTCTCCCCTGCCTACCGATGACCCGATGTTCCCTGACCACAAGACCATGTTCGAATGTCCGTCTGAGACTGAGGTCAGGTCCTTCGTCATCGCATTCTGCAACCGTGCCAGCATCTCCGTGCCGCCTCAGGTTGATACGATGCGTCTGGCACGTGAAGCTGGCATACTCGAAAACAGGCAGTACATGAGCCTAAGGACGATGATGGCGAAGACCGTCAACTTCCTGATGGACGTCTCGGGTGGAGACATGGAGCAGGTGACCGGCGTCCTAGCCGCAGGCAACCCTGACCTTACTGGCAAGATGCTTGAGGAATTCGTCACGGGCAGGTACAAGGGCAAGGACAACTTCCGCGTCATCGATTGGCTCAACAGCTTCTACACCTCTGACTACCCTGCGTCCTCGAACTTCAGGAGCAACTTCGGCTCCTTGTTCAAGAACATGGACTACGACATGGATTCCGTCAGCGGATTGTACGAGTCTCAGGGAACCCGCTACATCCAGCACAAGGCACGCACGTTCCTCGGAAAGACCATGGAATCCATGGCTCCTGTCGTCGCCGTGCTCCACGAAAGCTTTAAGGAGAACTCCGAGACCGAGAAGCTTAAGGCACGTCAGGCTGAAATTGCAAAGAAGACCGGCCTCACGCTGGACAATGACGGCGACTTGGTGACCAACGTAATCCCTGACGGCATGCCCCACGGCGAGGATAACGCCTACAGGCCCATCATGGTGAACTTCTACGTCATGAGGGCTCTCCAGAAGAGGCAGAGGGGACTCGTCATCGCTGATGCCCGCCATCATAGGAGCCGATACCATTCGAGCGGATACGTCAACTTGGGCGTCAACCTCGGCGGAGGCAAGGCCTTCATGCTTAGCGGATACTCCAACACGTCCAAAATCGGACCGGAGGCCGCTTACGTCTTGGACCTCGTAAGGAAGCGTGGAATGATGAACAAGCTCATCGACCGGGTGAGGGCAGAGAACCTTGATTTCACCAGCGAGGTAGAAATCGAAGGCACTAAGAAGTCCGTAGCAAGCTGGCTAATCGATGCCGGAAACAAGGTCATCGACGAATTCCCAGACGCTTTCTCCAGCGAAAAAACCAAGGACAACACGGTCAGGAATTACGCCGCCGTCATCGAGGCGGTCTACAAGAAGAACAAGGAGCTCAAGGAAGGCGGATACACTCAGGACAAACTTGAATCGACCTTTAATAGCGTAAACGACGGACAAGACATGCAGAAACGCATGTCGAAGATGGTGGCTTCTCCGGAAGGCATTCTTGTGGCCATGCCTTACGACAAGACCCATGGATACGCCGTCAATTACGGTGCACCCACGTGGCTCAACGAGTACTACTACGCTGGCAATCCTAGGAAGGCCATCGAGTCGGTGTCGCATGACGCGTTTGAAAAGGCGTCCATCGCGATGGCCAATGACAAGACCTACGTCGTGCTCGCTCCTAACGGCAAGGTTCTGTTCGAGAAGATTGCCACGATGGAAGAGGCGGAAGAACGTGCGGCACAGGCGTCCAAGTATCTTGGCAACGTGCCTCACCTCACGATGTTCCTCAAGCAGTATTCCCGAGTGGGTGCCTATGTCATGGAGGCGTTCATGCAGTCCTCGTTCAGGAGCGGTTCGCATCAAATCGTCACCTCGGCAAAGCAGGAAGGATTCGTCAGAAATCCTGCTGGCATGAAGGAGTTCACCGACCTCAGGGCCGGTAGCGGACTTCAGGGCATCACCAAGGAATCCTACAACGAAGGCAGGTACTCCGAGGTGTTTGCCGGTCCTGCCAGCGTTTCCGAGGAACCCTTTGAAGCGTTCGCCGACCAGTCGCAGCTTGCTGGCCTTCGAGGCTCAAAGGCCGAAGCGGTCGGACCGTACGACATCAAGTCGGAGGGCGTCAGCTGGTCGGCACCCGTTCCGCTGATGTTGCATGCCATGGGTCTGGACGCCAACTCCAGTTCTCAGGAAATCGCCGCAGGTATGTCTAGGGTCGTGTCCTTCAACGGACCGATGCTCGTCATCAAGCCCAACTTCCCGACGGCAAGCCACGCCTCCGAGATGGCCAAGCTCATTGTCGATGGCATCACGCTCATGTCGCTTGCCGACCAGAGCAACCAGACCAAGGTAGCCGCCATGAAGGACGCATACAACTGGTTCAGGGCACCCAAACAGACCCGAGACGATGAGTCCCGACCCGCTCGATGACCTAAAGGACAGCGGATGGCTCATGGCCGCACTCGGTGCCATGGGTGCCTTGCTCCGTCTGCTCATCAGCGACGAGGAGCACAGCTGGGTGGTGTGGGTCAGGCGTACGATGGCCGGTGCACTCATCGGCATCATCGCTTACTTCGCCGTACATGGACTTGTGGCACCCATCTACGAAGCCGTCATCTACAGCGTGTGCGGAACGTTCGCACCCGAGGTGGTCGAGGTTGTGCGTCGTCGCGTCCTTCGAATCAAATGAGATACCTAGCCCTAGCCATCTTGCTGTGCGGTTGCACCTCGACTCCTGAGCCTGTGGTTCAGGTCAGGTATGTGGACAATCCCAAGAAGGACCAATACATCGACAGGCTTGAAGCCGAGGCGTCCGAAGCCGGTGCGGCCCTGAAAGCCGTAAAGGACTTCGTGCCCCAGCCTCAGGCCAAGCTCGTTGACCTGACCATCGTCAGGCTGGAAGGAATCAAGCCAGCCACGCAGAAGCAGGTGGACACCTTCAAGGCCACGCTCGGCTCCCCCAAGGAACTCAAGAAGGCCGAGGACAAGGCAGAGAAAGTGGACAACGAGACCAACGAACTCTGGGGTCTTGTCGAGATGGTTCAGATTGAGAACGAAGCCCTCAAGCAGGAGAACGAGGCAGTACGCAAGGAGCAGGCATACGCCGAGCTACGCTCCACCTGCTTCACGCTGGGCTCTTGGTTCGCCATCGCTAGTGCTCTGTTGCTTATCGGCTCCAGCGTACTTGGGCTGAGCAAGCGTAACGGCATTATCCTTTCGTTGTTCTCCGGACTATGTTTCACCGCTCCATTCGTAATCCGCGATGTCGTTGACTCGCTATGGTTCAAGTGGATGACCGGCGTGACCATCGGCTTCCTCATCGTGACCTTCATCAAGGAAGCGTACGGTCACCACAAGGAAGTCATTTGTCGCTTGCCCAAGCCTAAAGCCAAGCGAGCATAGAGTCTCACCCGGTGCAAACCGTGCGTGTGTCGTGGGGGTGGCTCAGCCTTAATGGATTGCTGGTCAATCCGCCCTTAACAATTTGAATAACGGCTCCCTCCTCTGCCGAAAGGTACGAGGGAGTCATCCAAAAGAAAGGGCCCCGAGTGGGGCCCTTGTTGTTGCTGTGCCTTGGTATCAGGACGAGGCGAGGATTCGCTTCAGGTACTCACGCTGGGCGGGAGTGAACTTCGGCTCCTTCGGCTCTTTGGCCTTAGCGACCTTGGTGCGAGGCTCTTCGCTCGACTTGTATCCGCAAAGGACGTTGATGTCCTTTACCTTGCTGGCGTCGCAGTACTTCCGGAAAGCGATTTCACGGATGACTGCACCACGGATGACCTCGGAGCGGCTGACGCCTGTGGCGACGCAGATGGCTTCGAGTTCAGCGAGCACATCCTTGGCTACGGAAGTGCTGATGACTTCGTTGCCAGCGATGTCCCCGATGAGGGCGGCGTTGATGTGGGTGACCTTGCGGTCGCCCACGTTGCGGTGATACCGCTGGCGGAGTGCCGGTGCGGCTTGGGTGTTTGTGCTGTTGAGCATGTGCGTGTGCGGGTGGAAAGTTAATGGCCCCACTAGGAATCGAACCTAGATTAAGCGTTTAGGAAACGCCTGTCCTATCCGTTGAACGATGAGGCCAAGTTGTTTAGAACGGTACGTCGTCCGAGGAGATGACCTCCTCCTGCTGAGCCTCGCGGCTGTCGCGAATCAGGTCGAGGGCTTCGCGGAGAGCGATGTCCTTGTCGCTAATCTTGCCGTTGTAAGGCTTAGGCTGATACTCCTTGATGTACCAATCGAGCGAGTTCTTGGCGAGGTCGCCGAGACGGGAGCCCTTGTTCTTGCCAAAAGGCAGGATGAAGTCGAGAGCCTTGGCCAAGTCCGTGTTGCTACCCGGAGCGACGATGGGGGCCTGAGCGACCGGAGCCTTGGGGGCAGGGGCGACAGGAGCCTTCGGTGCTTCCTTGGGAAGCTGGATAAGCTTGGGAGCAGGGATGGTGCGGACTTCGCGGTCGGACTCTGCATCGTCATCAGCCGTTGCCAGATTTGCAACGGAGGCGATGGCATAGCGTCGCAAATAAGAGATTAGCGAGCCCACGTCCTGACCCTTCACGCCGTCGGCGACGGGCATCAGGATGGTGCGGGAGAAGTAGCCGCCGGACGAATGGACGACCATGGTCTCGACGCCGATTTCACCGCGGTTGACGCTGTTCGACACAGGGAACTGCACGATGGCGAGTCCGTACTGGGCGAAGATTGCCTTGGTGGCCGCAATGTGAGCCCCGAGGGTGGCGTAGGAGTTCTTATGGAACGGATTCTCGGCGTCGGCTACGACGTCGCGGGTGCGTGATACCGCGGTCACATAAGCGGCCGCGAATTCTGGTGTGATGTTAGTACTCATTTTTGGGTGGAGATGGTGAAGGTGTTGCTGTCGTTGGTGACGAAGTTGATGAGGATGAGACGCATGAAGTCGGCACGGGAGATTCCGATTTTTTCGGCCGTGTCTTTCAGCTTGGTCGCATGGGGCTCAGGAACCTTGACCCAGAGAAGCTTCGAGGAGTTATCGTTGGTGGTTTTGTTTGGTTTCATGGAAGAGGCTGTTGAGGAGATTGGTGATTTCAGCGGCACGGACGTGCGGGTCACGCAGGTCGATGCGAATCGGGTTGTTGACGGACTGCCAATGGCGTCCGAACTCACGAAGCTTGAGGCTGAGGCTACCCCACGTCTTGTACCCGGATTCGTAGAACTGCTTGCACAGGTCGTACAGGTGCGGGTCGTTGGAGATGTAGTTGGCTACCTCCCACGTTTCGTGGTTGGCGTAGCCGTTGTAGGACTGTGCGGTCTTGTCGGTCATGTTAGTCGCGGTAGGTCTCGGCGATGAACTGCTCAAAGGCGTTGCGGAGCTTGTCCACGCAGACGTCGGAGTCCTTCTTCAGGTACACCGGCTTCTTTCGGTATTCGGCTCGCTTGGCTTTGACGTAGTCCTTGAGTTCACCCACAAGCTCGCAGAGGTGCTTGTTGAGGTTGTTTTTCTTTTCTTCGATGGCATTCATGGTCGTGTGTGTGTGGAAATTGGTGGGGGCTTTGCACCCCCTTGGGCTTACTTGGCTTTCGCTTCGAGTGCCTGCACCTTCGCCGTCAGTTCCTCAATACGCTCGATAAGGGCGTTGTGGAGGTGGATGACAGCAGAGGCCTTGCTCAGGTCGAGTTCGCTGAACTTGATGCCCAGACCTTTGATGGTCGGGTTCTCAAGGTTGGCCTTCTCGGACTTGATGACGTCGATTTCCTTTTGGAGGTCGGCGAGTCGGGCATTGATGTGGTCAATGTTAATCATGGTCGTGCTTGTTGGTTGTCGTTGGTTATACCCTGCTTTCACAGGGTCGAGGTAGATGATGCAATAGCTTTTGTAGTCTGAATCAAGTTTTATTTCGTCTTTTTTTCGTCCGGCTGAGGCTTCCACTTGTTCTTGGAGTACAGCGACTTCCACATCTCAAGGACCTCTTTGCCGTGGTTGGCCACGATTTTTTGTTCGTGGGGCGTCAGCAATTTGAGGCCGGGCTTCAGTCGTTCAGGGCGACGCTTCTGGCTCATTTGGCTTCGTACTTGTCGATGCAGGGAGGAATCTTGCCGTTGATTTCCTCGTAGGTGGTCTTGCCTTCAAGTTCCTTGAGTTTGAGTTGAGCCGCAGGGGAGTGCATCACGGCCTTGGTCAGCCGCTCGACCTCGGCCTTGAGGCGTTTGATTTCCCCCTTGGCCAGTTCGGCGGCGTACAGGTATGCGGTCAACGCATCTGGCTGATTCTGTGCGTCCAAGAAATCCTGATACGTGACGTAGTGGATGTTATTGGGAACCAGATACGGAACCTTGGACAACTGACACGCAGGGTCGATGTAGAGTTGGACTTTCATCGGGCGGCTACGCGTTCAAACAGGTCGTTGTCCTTGAGACGTGCGACGAACGCCGCACCCGTCTCCTTGTCGTGGAATCGTTCGAGCAACGTCTCTCCGGTCAGGTTCGTAGTGATAATCGTGGGACGCTTGTGCATCGTACGCTGGTCAACGAGTGCGAACAGGCACGAGGCCATGCGGTCGGTCATCTTCTCCTTGCCGAGGTCGTCGAGGTACAACATCGGGACGTTGGTCATCTGTAGCATGGTCTTGTCCCAAGAGCTGTTGCCCCAAGACGAAGCGATGCGGGCCTCCAGCTCGAACATGGTCAAGAACAGGTACTTGTACTTGAAGTTGTCCTCGTTCCAAAGCCGGTTGGCGATGTACCAAGCCGTACGCGTCTTGCCCTTGCGAGTGGTGCCATGGATGAGCAGTCCCTTTCCGCAGGGCAGGTAGTGCTCGGCCACCATCTGCAGTTCGCCCAGCCGACTCGGGTCGGTGTCGGCAAAGAGCTCGGGCATGGGCGTCTCGGGCTTGGGCTTCTTGGGCATGCCGTGGGACAGCACCATCTTGTCCCAAGCCACCATGCAGGGCTTGCACAGCGTCTCGTAGATGGGGAGGTTCTCCGAGTACTCACGGACGTGAGCCGGGTTGTTGCAGTTGAAGTTGCGGCACAGAGGTGCCTCAGAAGCCTTTGGCGTGGTCATTGTCGTTCTTTGGCTGAGTGTTGGAGGGGAAACCCTTCTTGGGCTCGAAGATGCCTTGCCAGCCCTGCAGGAGGCTCTGCTCGACGGCCTGAGCGGCCTTGTCGGCCCCCCAAGTGGCAAAGCAGGCGTTCCAGCGTTCGACGTAGTCGTTGTTGGTAGGCCAGCGGCGAGAGCGTCGGAAGGCAAGGAAGCGGTCCCAGATGGCCGCTAGGGCAGGACTGGACCGGATGAAGGAGTCATTGACCAAGACAGGTTCATCTGACCCCTCCGCCTGTTCTATCACCTTGTTTCCATCCTTATTACTATCTGGGTGAAGAATTTTTCGCCCCTTAGGTGAAGAAACTTTCACCCCCCCGGTGAAAGGCTTTTCACCCCGGTCGAGCGTGTGGCTGATGATGTCCCAGAGGACGCCATCCTCGTCCTTGCGGACGTAGCCACAGTCAATCAGGCGACAGATGCTGTACTGCGTGTTGCGTACGGACTGACCCATGTACTCGGACAGGCTCTCGCGGGTGGCGAAGCACCCACGCTCGTTGCACAGGATGTGAATCACCCCGAACAGGAACTTGTCGGACTGGGTCAGGCGGGCATCAAGGAACACCCGAGAGGGAATCCAGATGCCCTTGAATTCGAAATCCTTAGCCATTGAGGTAGTCGATTCCGTGGAACTGTGCCGTGTCCGGGCGTCCGTTAGCTTCCCACCAGAGCATCTTGTGGATGGCCGACAGGTATCGCTTGCGTCCAGCGATGAGCATCTCGTCGCTCACCTTGAACACGCGGGCGTCATGGGGCTCCTCCTTGCTCACGGGGATGTAGTAGAAGTCGTTGGGCACCGGCTTGTATGCGGTCATGAGGTCCGAGTAGAACGCCGACTGGATTGCCCAGCCGTTGTTGTACGAGGCTCCGACCACGGACGTGATGTCGGCGATGCTCTTGAGGTCTTTGGTCACGAGCTTCTCATCCGACAGGCTGAGCCAATCGAACTTAGCCTTGAGGCGTAGCGGTGCACCCTTGAACTCGCCTTCGGTCACCACGGCGTCAGCCACGATGCATTGCTCGACGACGTACTTGGCACCGACTGCGGTGCTCTGGAACAACGTGCCAAGAGCCTTGGCCATGGCGTGAATCTTGTGGAAGTCTTCCTCCTTGAGCACGGTCTTGTCACCGCTCTCAGCGACGAATGCCTCCCACGTGGCCTTACCGGCCGACGTGCGGCGGTCGCATTGAGGTGCGACAGCGTAGTGCCCGTAGAAGGTGCTCTGCTCCAGCACGTAGTGGTGCAGGGCGGAGCCGAAGATGAGGGCAGGGCCAATCTCCGGGTTCTTCAAGCGGTACTCGGCGTACGAGGGCGAGACGTTGTAGCAGTCCTTGATGTAGGACTGGTTCAACGCGGCCAGCGGACGGTACTCGGACTCGCTGAGGTTAAGGAGCTTGGCGTTCTCAATCTTCAGACTGATGACGTTGTCCCCGTGGATGTCGTAGTGCTTCATGCTTTGTGTTGGGTGGAAAGGTTGGCTCGCTTGGCCGCTTCGACGCTGTGGTTGCGTAGGTCGAGTGCGGTCAGGGCGAGCGTCTCAGAGTAAGGGTCTTTCAAGGACGCGTACTCCTGATGCAGGCAGGACGCAATCCGTGCGAGTTGCCAGAGCTTGAGGGCCTCAGGACTCTTTGGCTGGGCCTTCTTTGCTTTTAGGATGCTCATTGATGAACTTGGCTACGTTCTCGATGCCCTTCTCGATGTCGGCCTTGATTTGCAAGGCTCGCTTGTGCCGGGCTTCGAGGTCGATGAGCAGGTTCTTGGCGTCGGTATCCGACTCGTTGAGAACGAGCAAGAGTTGCTTGGCCTTGACCAGCGAGGGTGCTTCACCCTCGCCGCGGATTGCCCAGTCGAGCAATGGATTCTTGTATAGGTGCATGGTCGTTATGATTAGCTTTGCTTGGTGAACTTGAGCTTGTCAATCAGTTCGAGAATCTGAGACGCGACGTCGATGTTCTCTTCGCTGTTGAGTACGCAGTTGCTGAGGTAGATGCGGTCTTCACGAGCCTCGACGTAGGTGCGTCGGTAGTGCTCAGGCTTGGCATCCGGGTTCAGTTGGCTGTGGATTTTGTCGTTGAGCTTCTCGCACACGGCCTCGAACGATTCGAGCTTGGCGAGGTAGTCAGCGTGAGGCTTGGCGAGTTCTTCGGCCTTATTGTATCCGGCCTCGACGTCCTTGAGCGTCTCGAAGAACAGTTGGACGTAGTGCTTGAAGAGGCGATACGGCTTGTCCGTCTTGAGTTGCTTGTACTTGCCGTCCTGCAGGTAACTGTAGGCCTTGTGCACGGGGTGCAGGTCCGGCTCTTCGGCCAGAGCCTTGGGCGTGAACACGTCGAATCCGTAATCAGGGCCGACGACAAGCTTGCACTTTTCGTTCCAGCGAGAGCCATGGCTGGCCTCAATCTGGAAGATACTGCAGGTGTGCGTGGGATAGCGGGACAGTTCGCCTTCCTTCTTGAGAGCCTTGAGGGCCGGGATTTCCAGCCACTTCTCAATCTGTTCGTTGCGACGGCGGATGTGGCTTTCGAGGTAGGCTTCGTCCACCTTGATGGTGGCCGCGAAGTCCTCGCCCCAACTGCCGTCCTCGTTCTTGCGGAAGGCGAGGTAGTAGCCCTTGTGCAGGTCGAAGCCTGCGACCTCGTTCCAGATGGCCTTGAGGTCACGCTCGATGCCGTCGTACAGGCCCTTGCGAGTGTCGTTGCTGTAGGTGTTGCCCTTGTTGAAGGACGCGATTTCCACGTTACAGTTGATGTTATTGATGGTCTTGATTGGCGTATTTCTCCGTGTGTGTGTTTGTGTGTGTGATGGGAAAGTGTGGCCCCGAAGGGCCTGCTGTCGTTATCGGGCGATGAGGACGATGATTCCGATGAAGGAAGCGAGGTCCAGAGCCGCCGCGATGGCGATTAGCGTATTGATGCTGATGTGCATGTTCGTGTGTTTGGGTTATGCCCGTTAGGGCGGGTTAAAGTGTTGCCCCACATAGGGGGCGTTTAGGCACCTCGTGATTGAGGATGTAGCCAAGGCCCGGTGTTAAGTCGTACCTAAGTGATGGAGATAACGGGAATCGAACCCGTGCGTGTGTCGTTAGGAATCGGTCACGCCTTCCAAGTATCCCCAAATGGGTGCAGGGGTAGGATTTGAACCTACGACCTTCAGCGTATGAAGCTGGCGAGCTAACCGGACTGCTCTACCCTGCAATTAAGTGGAGTGGGCCTGAGGACTTGAACCTCAGTAGGCAGGGAGTAGGAGTCCTGCCGCTCAATGTACCCACATGAAATGGTAGCAAGCCGTGGAGTCGAACCACGAAGGCTGGGCTTATGAAACCCGCCTGATGAACCGCATCGCCTGCTGAAGAACACGTCAACCTCATCGGCTGACTCAAACGAACATGTGTTCTCTTTGTCCTAGGTCAAGCATGTGTAGTCGAGAATTTGTATGATTTACGTAAGTCGTTGATAACCAACGAAATCAAATTCACTCCGGCCACGCATTTTCCCACTTTTCAGCCACCTGCCAGTCGTCCGAACGGTGCGAACGCACGAACATCGGTGCATGCTCACCCATGTAGGCCGCACCGCGTATCGTATTATAGGATACATACTCGTCAGCCATCTCGAAGTGCTCAGGCGTGGCGGCTACCACGAGCTTGTCCAACGTCTTGTATTTGAATTCATCATACGCGTACTGCAACGCATACAGATGCTCAATCATGTTGAGGTCGTACACAGCACGACGTGCACCGCTGGCCTCCTCGGCCACACCGATGCATGCGTAGTCCAACCATTCGCGTGGTTCTAGCATAACCATCTTGCCTACGGCCTGAGGGTCATACATGTTCGTCTTATTGATGAAGGCCTCAACTCCACTTACGCCTAGCTTGGCTCGTATCGGGTTAGTGGCCTTCGTTGTCTTATTCCCTTTTCGTTTGTGCGTTGCCATAGACCATACCCTCGACCGGAAACCGAGTCAGAGCAAGCCAATGCACATTGACGTCTATGCTGATGAGCGAGCCCTAGCTCATGCCATCGCACTCATCGAGTCTGACAATGTGCCCACGGCCGTAGGCGACAAGACTCACCCGGACGGACCGGCCATAGGTGCTTTCCAGATACACCAGAGTGCGTGGAATGACATCAGCGACATGCGAGCCAAGCTACGCCTGCCTGTGCACCCTTATCACGACGCATTCAAGCCACTAGTCGCGCGAGAGTATGCAATCACGTTCCTGCGTGCTGTAGTGGCTAGTTTTCGGAAGCACCACGGTGCACCGCCTAGCCCACAGTTGCTGTATGCCATGTACTCACTAGGCCCGAGCACCATCGCCAAGGTGCCCAGCATGCAAGGCCTGCGTAAGACATTTGATGCCCACAGCTCATCGCTCATGACCTATGACAAGGCCATCACCAAGCCCCTGACGTCCATCGGCTATTCCCGGGCTATGGCCGCACGCAAGATGGCCACAGGCGAACGCTATCAGAACCTCATCCACGCACACCATGATTCCCTCCGACAACTCGGCATCCCGCTCCTCTGGCTCGACTAGAGCCAAGTTCGACATCGACCTGCAGTATGGCCAAGCAGGTGAGAATTGGCTCACATGGCTAGGCACAGACCAAGCCAAGGTCGAGGTGAAGACCGAACGCGACACATGGGCTACCACAGGCAATGCCGTGTTCGAGTATGAGTGCAGAGGCAAGGCCTCAGGCATAGCCATCACAGAGGCAGACTACTGGGTGCACATCTTCAAGCTTGGTGATGTCCCAGCCATGTGCCTCGTATTGCCTGTGCAAGACCTCAAGGAGGCCCTACGTCAGGCCATACGCACACCGGCCATTTTCGGGGCTCGGCTCGTATCAGGCGGCGACGATAGTGCCGCCAAGGTCATCCTGATGCCCATCCCATCCCTCTGGTTGATTGCCTGTCGCACCTTACCATTTGCCACCCAAGGCCGGATGATGAAGTGAACATGACATCACCCTGACCATGACCTAATCGGGCTCTGTAGCCAATCCTAGGGCCTGAACTGACATGACCCTAGATAACCCGACGCGAGACCCATGGTAACCCTGTAATAGAGACCCCCCATGTCAAGCCCCCCGACGTCATCTAGCCGGTTTGATACGCTAATCGTGTGTGATTAGGTCATGTATCATGTCCGACTAGACATAATTCATGTTGTGCGAAGTTCAATCCTCACCCATGTCCTCATCATTCGAAGGGGGCGGGGGGGGTCGAACGTCTGGGAATGGTGATTCGCGTGACGGATTGTCATCCGTTATCGTTTTGTCCAAAAAAGACTTAGGGTCTTGGGCCCACGACAGGTACTTGGCCGTGCTTTCTGGCTTCTTCTGGGCTAGTTCGACCTCGATGGCCTCGTCAGAGTCGAGCTTTACCCCCTGACCCTTGGACTTGAGCATGGCAGAGAGGGCTTCGTGGCTGATGCTAAAACGATGCTCAACGACCGCCTGTGGCTGGTCTTGGAGGGTCTGAATCTTGTCGATGGCAATACCCATGGCGATGGGGACTTGGCTGACGTGGAGGTTGTCTAGCTCATCGACCAGTTTTTGGGAGGCCCGCTGGACGAAGGCTTTGAGGTTGCGGACGGTGGTAGCCTTGAACTCGTCCTGTAGCCCGGTGGACTCAGGCATGGACTTCTTGATGGCGGTCACGTTGTTGGGGGACATCTTGACCTGCTTGGCTACCTCAAGGACGGGCATGCCAGCCCTGAGCAGTTCCTCGACCTTGTCGCGGCGTTCCTTGCCGACCCGCTTGGCCGAGTGGTTGGAGGATGGGTTTGTATCAAGTCTCTCGTTGTCCATTGTTGACAAGCTGGGGATAGTGCGGACAACTGTCAACCTATGGCTGAGGATGTCCCCAACTATTTCGAGCGTAAGTTCATCGTGGACATCGTCCCCATCAAGACGACGCATCAGTCCGACCTTCGAATCCTGAAGACCAAGGACAACCGGATGTTCGTGGGCAAGACCACGAAGTCCGCCATCAAGGCGTGGATGAAGGAGTTCGAGCTGAAGGCTAAGAAGCATGCTCCTGACAAGCCCTACACGGGACCGCTGGAGTTGACGCTGTATTTCGGCTTTCCGAACACTTTGAGCGACAAGGGCAAGACCGTCCACATGGCGACTCGCCCCGATTTCGACAATCTGGCCAAGGCCGTGTGCGATTCGCTCACGAACTGCGGATTCTGGTATGACGACTGTCAGATTGTTTTCGGCAAGGTCATGAAGTTTCGCACCGAGAAGCCATTTTTGGGCGTTTGGGTGAAGCGGGCCGAATACATCGATTCCACGCTAATGGGAGCCGTCATCGAGCAACTGAGCAAATGAGCGAAGTGACCCAATGGAAGGAATCCGACGTCGTAGAGCGTTTTGGCGTCCCGAAGGACGAACTGACGAATTTTAGGAAATCGCTCACCGAGGGCGAACATTGGGAACGCTTCCCTCAGGGCAAGAGGCCGCTTAGGACGTGCCCCATCGTTTTCACGCAATCCGGCTGGGAGGCCGTCGTTCAGCGTTTCGGCCTGATTGAGGTCCACGCCAAGACAGAGGCTGGCAAGCCTGCCGAAGTCACCGTCATGAAGCCTGCCGATAAGGACCCGGAGGTCATGGTGAAGGCTGACGTGCTCAGATGCGATTACCCCAACACAAGGGTAATGTTGGTCAAGTTAGAGAACGGAAAGTCGGTCTTCTGCAACGTTTTCGACTCAAGGCCGTTCAAACCGCGTATGCCCGTCGTAGTTAAGCATCGCGGCGGCAGATACTTTTGCGAGCATCGCCCCACGTCCATCCTACGACTGAACACTCTCATCAAACGTAATTCTCCACAATGAAGAAGAACACCAAGAAGAAGGGCGGCAAGCGTTGCTAACGCCGGTCGCGAAACAAAAAGCCTACAACTAACATGCCTATCAATCCTTTCAAAGCAGGTCGTGCCGTCGGCAAGGGCGTCAGGTACCTGACCCAGCTCGGCAGTAAAATCGGCAAGGGCCTCGGTAGCTCCGTCGATAAGCTCGGTGCCGGTACCCGCAACACGCAAGCCGCCACCATCAAGGGTGTTCGCGGCGTTCGCGACGCGGCTCAGTCCGCTGGTCGCGGCATCGCTTCTGGTGCTCGTGAAGCTCGTCGTGGTTACAACGTCGGTCGTAGCGGTGGTCTGACGCTCGATGACGTCGCTAACAAGTCTCCCATGAAGGGAGTTTCTCCCAAGAACTACGACAGCTGGGCCAAGAAAAACCCCGGCATCAAGGCCGCGGCCGACAAGATGCGTGGCAACAAGGACATCTACGGCAAGTCCACCTCTAGCCCCGGCTACAACGGCAAGAATTGGGCCGTGCCCGCGAAGAATCCGGGCATCATGCCCGGCGGTGGCCCTAAGTGGGACGAGCCCAAGCTTCCCGACAATCTGATGAATCGCATGCGTAAGGGAACTGGCAAAGGCAAGTTCATGAATTCGATGAAGAAGCCGAATAAGGTCTATGTCGGCGGTTACGAAAAAACTCCTGACGGCAAGATTGTGACCCCCAATAAGGCGATGAATTTCAAGATGCCTGATTTTGCCTCTCCCAAGTTCTCCAAAATTCCTTCTGGCATGTCCAAGAACCGTCGTGCTGGCATCATCACCGGTGCCTCCATCGCCGGTGGCTACGGCTTGCATAAGGCTAACGACGCTCTTCAGAACCACTATCGCCAGCAAAAGAACGCCGCTCGCGGCGGAATGTGATGAAGATTCCTTCAAAATTCCTCAAGGCTGCTGCCAAGCTCTTCACCAAAGAGGGCAAATCCGTTCTTTCGAAAAGGGGCAGGCCTTCTAAGCTCGGAATCGGTTCATACAGGGCAGATGCGGCGTCATACATGAACCAATACAGGGCTCAGAAGGCAGATGCTTCTAGTCTGAAAAAGGGAGCTGATTATGTTAAGTCGTGGAAGGCCCGTACCGGCGGAGAAAGCATGAGCCTTTCCGATTTGGAAGGTGCCCGTAAAATCAACTCTGGCTACGGACTCATGTCTCGAAACAAGAGGGTGAAGCTCGCCAAGGACAAGTATGGCAACACCAGCAGTCTCGACGTGAACAAAGACAGGATTCCCTCGTGGCGTATGGGCGAAAAATACGGCCCCGGCGAATCTTCCAAATTCAACCCGTTCAAATGATTACCTTCATCATCATCGCTTCGGTCGTCTCCTTCCTCGGAGGCGTCTACGTCGGAGTCCGCTACTCCGACAAGCTCCTCGACATCTGGGAAAGCATCGTGGGCTAAATGGCCGAAGAAAAGGACGTCATTCTACCGGGCACGGATAATCCCCTGCTCGACCCGACGCTCCGCGGCAATGGCATGTTCAGGGTCATGCCAGACATCCACACGGGTGAGCCTCTTCCTTCGAAGGAGGAGATGCAACAGAAAGGCCCATACAGGCCGACCGGAGAGAAGCTTGAGGTTCAGAACTTGAGGCAACTCAAGGGGTCCAATGACTATCGCAAGTCCTATTGGGGAGACCACCCAATGGCTAACTTGCAGAGTTATGACGTTGGTCCGAAGCCTGTTACCAAGACTGAGCGTATTCCACCACAGAGAGACCTCTCTGGGGGTGGTGCGAAGTCTGGTATCAAGCCCTACAAAAAATCCGTTTCGGCCTTCGGCCGAACTGATTCGCCTCTTGCAAGGGCCGCGGTGGGCGGGATGAAGAACATGATTCCGACCATGGGTTTGAGCGTGGCGGGCATCTCGCTCGGGCCGTTTAGGTTCGCACCTATCACCTACCAAGGTGCGTTTCCGGTACTGAACCTCAGGCAATGGGACAAGGCCATGACGGCCTCGTACATCAACCTTGAGGACGAACAAGGTAATGCATGAGCTTGGATACCGTCACCGTTGCGGGGATGCGTCTGACCAAGCATCCCATCATCCACCTCCCTACTGAGGAGGAAATCGTAGGATTGGCCCAGAAAATCGGGGCCCAAAAAACGGCCGACATCCTGCAACGACGCGAGGAGAAGATTCAGGCCGAAATCACCGACCCTTACAGGCACGGCTACGAGCCTGAGAGCTGGGCTGACGCTGATACCCTTCTGATGAACGGCAACGAACTGCTCATCATGGGCGGCAACCGAGCCGGAAAGACCGAGTACGCCGCCAAGCGGGTGATGCAACTGCTGTGCACTAGGCCTAATTCCAGAATCTGGTGCCTGCACACCACCTCGCAGACGTCCATCCAGATGCAACAGGCCGTCATCTGGAAGTACATGCCGCCTGAGTTCAAGAACGCCAAGAAGACCAAGGTCACCAACATCCAGTACTCGCAGAAAAACGGCTTCACCGACGCTACGTTCGTCCTCCCGAACCGCTCGCAATGCTTCTTCATGAACTACGGTCAGGAGAAGAAGGTCATCGAAGGTGGCGAGCCTGACCTGATTTGGTGCGATGAGCTCGTGCCTCAGGACTGGATTGAGACGCTACGCTACCGACTCGTCACCCGTTCGGGTAAGATGATTCTGACGTTCACGCCCATCACGGGCTTCACGCCTGTCGTCAAGGACTACGTCGCCGGGTGCCGCATCAAAAAGACCCGCTACGCCGACCTACTTCCAGAGACTCAGAATGTGCCCGGGATTCCGAAGGGCCACATGCCATACATAGCGGAGTGCTCCAAGGGTAGTGCTAATGTAATCTGGTTCCATTCCATCCTCAATAGGTACTCTCCGTTCGAACAAATCAAGCTAGCATTGAGGGGACGCGGACCTTATGAAGTCAAAATCCGAGCATACGGCTGGGCTGAATCTCTCGCAGGCTCGCAATTTCCGAGATTCGGAGAAGCGAACATCATCCCAGCGGACCAAATCCCAGAAGAGGGTACCAATTACATGGCTGTGGACCCTGCAGGGTCTCGAAATTGGTTCATGGTGTGGCTACGCATAGACGAGCATGGCAACAAGTTCGTGTATAGGGAATGGCCTGACATCAGCATGGGCGAGTGGGCGTTGCCGTCCGAAAAGCCCGACGGACGTCCGGGTCCCGCACAGAAGCAAGGTGCAGGCATGGGCCTCACCGAAATCAAGGAGCACATCCTGACGCTTGAGAACGGCGAGGAAATCGCCGAACGGTACATCGACCCTAGGGCGGCTGGTTCTCCCGTCATCAACAAGGAAGGCGGCACCACGCTCCTCCAGCTTCTGGACGAAGAGCCCTGTGCCATGTATTTCACGCCAGCCGCCGGACTCAGGCTGGAAGAAGGCATCTCCATCATCAACGACTGGTTCGCTTACGACCAGAATCAGGAGATTTCCGCAATCAACCAACCCAAGCTGTTCATCTCGGAAGAGTGCCACAACCTCATGTGGTGCCTGCGTGAGTGGACAGGTCTTGATAACGAGAAAGGTGCGTCCAAGGACCCGATTGACGCCCTGCGTTACATCGCCGTAATGCAACCCGACTACGGCGGCTCCGATACCTACAAGGCAATCGGAGGAGGCTCTTACTGACATGAACAACAAAATCCCACCCCTGCTCCGACTTGCGGAAGCCGCCGAGCATTATGGTCTGTCCAAGACCACCCTCATCCGCCTCCGAAGGCAAAAGGCCCTCCGGGTGTTCACCACCGTCGGCAAACAGCACATGTTCTACCGAGACGACATCGAGAATTTCCTCAAAGTAAACTCTACCCCTCCCAAGAATGAGCAACAGGCTTAAAGACAACAAGTACCTGCGTGACCCTCTCGTCTACCACGAGAGGAAGCCGGACATCAAAGTGCTCCTTGAGGAGTACGAACGCTCGGCGTACCACGGCACGATGGTCTCCAAGATGTCGTGGGCCGATGACGTCCGCTACGCTAGGTGGCCCGGACAGACCGACGACGGCAAGAAGCACAGCTGGGCCCGACCTGAGGGCGACCCTGCGTTCCCGTTCGAAGGTGCCTCCGACGTCCGCGTACGCCTCGTCGATAGGCTGATTCGCGACCAGAAGGCCATGCTCATGACCGCTTACAATTCTTCGACCCTCAAGGTCGGCGGAACTGAAGTCGGTGACACCATGGCGGCTTCTAGTGCGACCAACCTGATGCGTTGGCTCATCGAGACCAAGCTTCGTGCAGAGGTCCAGCGTGAGGCCGAACTCACCGCCGACTACATGCTCACGTACGGCTGGTCCGTCACCCAGATTACTTGGGACCGACAGCTAGGCATCCGTAAGCAGTCCCTCACCATGGATGAGCTTTATGCCGTCCAAGAAGAGGAACGTGCCATGGGTAGCGACGGAGAGACCACCAAGCTCATCGCCGCCATCATGAACCCGGCCAAGGAAGACTTCGCCGTCGAGCTCATCAAGACCAAGTTCCCGATGATGAAGTCCAAGGAGCTTAAGAAGTTCGTGAAGAACATGCGTGAGCAGGGTCAGGGCGAGCTTGAGGAAATCTACGTCCAGAAGAACCTTCCGAAGGTGACGGCACTCAAGCCGTTCGACGAGGTATGCTTCCCTCCCGAGACCGCAGACCTCCAGCAGGCCCGCGTAATCTTCCGAAGGCAGTACATGACCGAGGTCGAGCTCCGCTCCATGACGCAAAACGCCGGTTGGAATCCGGAATTCGTCGAGGCCGCGGCCAAGACCATGGGCAATCACTTCTACTTCAACGACCCTAATCTCGTTCCGACCACCACGATGCTCAATTCGAACATCCAGCGTGGCGACAACCTGATTGAAATCGTCTGGGCGTACTATCGCCAGCTCGACGAGTCGGACGTTCCCGCCATCTACTACACGGTTTTCTCCCCGCACGTAGGCTCTGAGCTGTATGCCATTCAGGAACTGCTCAACTACGCTCATGGCGAGTACCCGTTCGTGGCCATCAGGTTCGAAATGACCCGTCGTCAGGTGACCGAAAGCCGCGGTATTCCGGAAATCTCCAAGACCGAGCAGGATGAAGTGAAGGCCATGCATGACTCCTTCAGGGACCGAGTAGCCCTCGAAATCATGCCAGCCGTCAAGGTCGTAAAACGCGTCGGTGCACTCAATCGAATCGCACCCGGTCAGGTTCTTCCTGTCTCCACCAAGGACGATTACACCTTCATGGAGCCTCCCCAAGGCAAGGCTGAGCTTGCCATCAGCGTCATCCAGCAGATTGAGACCAACCTCGGAAACTTCTACGGCTTCATCGTCGGAGAAACCATCGACCCGAACAAAGTCAGGATGCTCCAACAGCTTCAGGTCAACAACTGGCTTGGCTTCTGGACTCAGGCTTACAAGCAACTGTTCTCCCTGTGCCTTCAGTTCATGCCCGAGGAAGAGGTTACCCGCATCACGGGTGCCCCGCTCAAGCAGAACATGTCGGACATCCACAGCCAGTACGACTTTAACGTACGCTTCGACGTACGCGACACCGACCCGGAGTTCGTCATGGAGAAGCTTCGTGCCATCGTCGAAACCGTCGTTCCTCTGGACAGCGGCGGCGTCATCGACCGCAACAAGCTGGTCAAGCTCGTCATCGAGGCCATCTCGCCGGACGCCGCACGAGAGCTTGTCATCGACCAAACCACCGCGTCGCAGAAGCTCTACAAGGACGTCATGAACGATGTCGCCCTCATGATGCTCGGCAACGAGGCCCTGTACGTCGAAAACGACCCGTCTGCCGGGTCTAAGATGTCGTATCTTCAGGAAATCCTTCAGAAGAACCCGAAGGCCGCGTCGGCCGCACAGTCCGACCGCATCTTCCAGATTCTGCTGGAGAACTACCAGAAGAACCTGCAGATGTCCGTTGACCAGCAGAAGAACAAGGAAATCGGCCGTATCGGCGTCACTCCTGCTTCTGAGCAGATTCAGGGCGAAATGGCGGAAGCTCAGGCCGAACAGGCCCAGCAGGAGCCCATGCAGGCCCCCCAGCAGGGCGGCGTACCCAGCCCGCTTCAGGGCATGGGCATGATTTAACCCATGCACGACAACATCGACCCTAACACGAAGGCATTCGGCTTCGTAAACAAGGACGCAGACGACCTGTACAAGGCCGTCCTCGTCATCACAGACGAGAACTTCCAGAACGACTTGGTCAACCTGATGCTTCCCCAGACGACCGGGGAAGCTAGGGCCCATGCCGCTGGCCGAGTCTCCGCCTTCAACGACATCCTGAGGCTGTTTCAGGCCAATCGGGACTACATGATGAAGGTCACGATGAGGGAAAAGCAATCCAACCCGAACCAAAGCGTGTCCCAGCCTTGATGAGCCTTGTGCTTAGCAAAATACGGACAACCTTTCACCTACTTCTGCGTGCCAAGTAACGCTGACTATGGACCCACACAATACGGATAACACCGAATCCCTCGGACTTGAGCCCGAGGCTAATCAACTCATGGCCCAACAGAGCGAGCGTACCGACCTCGCCGATGATGAAAGGCTCTCCCAATTCTTTGGGCGGGCTCTTGCTGACGGTCAGCAGGAATCGGAACCTCAGACCGATGAAACTGAGGAAGCGGCTGATGAGGACGTTTCAGATGCGTCCGAAATCGAAGCCGAGAACACCGAAGCAGAAGACTCGACAGAGCAGGAAGATGAGCGTCCCCAGCCCAAGGGCGTGGATAAACGCATCTCCAAGCTTACTGCCCTGCGAAAGGAAGCTGAGGAACGTGCACAGAAACTAGAAGAGGAACTTGAGCAACTCAAGCGTTCAAAGGCCGCTCCTACGGCGAACTCCAACAATCCATTCAGCGGGTTCGACGACGAGGAGAAAATTCAGGCCGAGTACGAGAGGCAAAAGGAAATCCGACTGTTCTGCGAACGGTACCCGGATGGTTACTATGAGGATGGTCAGGAACCGGTTGACAAGGAATCGATTGCGAAGGCGAAAGTTAACGCGATTCGAGCCATGGAAGACCACCTGCCCAAGCAGCTCGATTACGTAGAAAAGAGCAAGGCCTTCAAAGCCGCCGCTCGCAAGGAATTCCCTTGGCTCAAGGACAAGACCGACCCTAGGACCATCATGGCCAATAGGTTCGTGGACTCCGTCCCTGAAATCAGGAAGTACCCCGACTACGAAATCTACGCCGCTCACCTCGCTTCAGGCATGGCTTCGTACCAGAGCCAGAAGCAAGCCGCCAAACAAGGTATCAATGTGCGTGTCCCTGTCCAGCCTACCACGTCCTACGCCCCGCCGTCGTCGGCCAAAAAGCCCGATGCCGTGAAGGCGAAGCTCGCGGAAAGCCGTTACAGGCAATCCTCCTCCCTCGACGACCTCAGCGACGTGTTCCGAAACAAGTTCATCTGAGAACCCCCAAATCATCATCACCATGGCCTCTCTATTCGAGTCCCAGTTCCAGAATCAGCGTCCGCTTCAGGGTGCCCGCGTCGGTATCCGTGAAGAGCTCTCTGACCTCATCACCAACGTCGATGCCAAGGAGACCCCCATCTCCTCGATGGCCCGTCGCGGTTCCAAGCCCGGCAACACCACGTTCCGCTGGCAGGTTGACCGCAACCCGGACCCCTCCGTCGAGCTCGGTATCCTTGACGGCAAGGACGTTGACCCGACCAACCCGAGCACCAACTCGGATTTCAAGCAGTACACGCTCGGTTACAGGACGGAAGTTGAAAACAACATCCACCTGTTCCGCCGTGCCGTCCACGTGTCCAACCTGACTCAGGACATCCTCAACCTCGCCGGTGTGAAGGATGAACTGTCCCGTCAGCTGGCGAAGGCCACCATCGACCTCAAGCGTTCGATGGAAATCACCTTCACCTCGGACATCCTCCCCGCCATCGATGACGGCGTGACCCCCTATCGCACCCGATGCCTCACGGCTTGGATTAAGAAGGACAAGGCCACCGCTTCGAAGAACGCCGACAAGTACGGTGTCCAGAATCAGGACATCCGCACCATCGACGAAAACTTCGTCACCCCGGAATCGTCCATCATCGGCACGGGTGCTTCCGTTGACACCCTCAACGAGAACACGGTTCAGGACCTCATGACCTCCGTCTACGAACAGACCGGTCAGTTCAAGAACCACGAAGCCGTCGTCGGCACCAAGCTGAAGCGTCAGTTCACGGAACTGGTCTACACGACCCGTGCCCCTGCTGGCTCTCCTGCCCAGTCCGGCATCCGCTCGACCCGCGATGCGAACGCCGACACCATCAAGGCGTCCGTGGACTACTTCGAAGGCGACTTCGGTAAGCTCGCCCTCATCCCGACCCAGTTCCTCCACGCTGGCGTCAACCCCTACACCATCGTCGAGTACACCGAAGGTGGCGTCCAGAAGTTCAAGCTGTACGACGGTCGTACGACCACCGAAGACAACCGCGTCAAGGCTCAGACCGGCGACGGCAACACCTCCGGCGTCATCACCGTCTCCGCGGCCAACGTCGAAGCGAAGAAGACTGCCATGTCTGCCGCCCAGCAGGGTGCTCTCACGGCCGACAACCTCGTCATCGCCGCCGCTTCGAACTCCTCGGCTGACCGCAACGCCGCCTATGCTCTGGCTAAGCTCCGTGCTAACCTGCATGCTGACAACGCCAAGTGCAAGGGCTTCGTCATTCCGTGGGACTACCTCGAAGTCCGCTACGGCGGTAACATCGCTCAGGTCCGCGAACTCACCGAAAACGGCGGCGGTCCTCGTCGCATGATGGAGGCCATGGCGGCTCTGCTCGTCCACAGCCCCCTCACGTTCGGCATGTTCGACTACCGTTCGAACCTGTCGTAATCCACAGAGGTCATGGCTGGCATTCAGTCCATCCATGAATCCATTCCGGACGAGCTCCTTCCCAGCATGCTGGAGGAGTTTCGCTCCGGGTGGAACCTCCGTAAAGCCCAAGCCGAGGCCACCAAAAAGGCTCTGGGCCAACTGAATCAGCTTCAACATCGTCACGTTGAAGGTCTGGGCCAGCTGACAGCACGTATCCCTGAGGAGTCCTACCATTACTGGGGGCAACGACTGGGATACGCCTGTTGGCGTGACGACAATTTTATGAAGGGATTCCTTCGGGATAACCCTGAGTGCCGCGTCAACTCCAAGGCGGAGAAGACCACCCTGCTAGTAGACGGCTTCGGCCGTTCCCTTACCTAATGCGTTCCGTCTATTTCAGCGACATCTTCCATGCCTCCCTACAGATTTGCGGGCTGGACCGTAACCTTACGACCCCGGATAGGTTCTCCATGGTCAGGGACTTCGCGTCCATGCGTCTTCGAACCATCTGGGAGTCAAGCGAATGGACAGACCTCAAGTACTACACGAAGTGTCAGACCACCAATGTGGACAGTCGCAGGAAGATTACCCTGCCAGCCACGGCTGACCAAGTCATCTCCGTCTGGAACCGCGACCCCGTGGCTGTTAACGCCATTCAAAAGGACTTCGACATCGTCGGAGACGAGGTATTCTTGAGGCTCAACACGGACGAAGAGGTCTGGGTGGAGTTCCGAATGGACGCACCTAGGCTGTACGGCAACGCCTACGACGCCGCTCAGAGCTACAACAAGGGTGCCCAAGTCTACTACGACGAAGGCTCCAGCTCCGGCTCCCTTATCCCTGTTCCCGGCTATGCCGTGCAGGGCGATTTCTATGTGTACAATCAGCAAAATCCGTCGGGCGTGGGCACTATTCCTCCGCTTACTTGGGAACGAGTCCGAATCCCAAAGCTCTTCGCCAACGCCATCATCCACGGAATCCACGCCGATTACCGCCGCTCTACCGGCGAAATCGAAGCCATCCAGTCCGCGGAGGCCGATTACGCAAAAGCCCTCGACGCGGCCCTCGACCAAACGCTCCGCCAGCAAGGCTCGACGCGTCCGATAAACTTCAGAACTTACTAAAATGAGCAAAGACCTGCCCTATCAGATTCCGAAGGTCCACGTTAAGACCTTCAACAACGTAACCAAGGCCAAGGTGCTCGACTCCTGCCGTAGCCGAAGGGTCTTCGGCGTCGTCAACACGTCCGACAACCTTATCCTCGGCATGTACCTTCAGCCCGGCGGCGTCGGCGACCCCATCAACCTCACCCACGAAAAGAACGCCAACAAGCATGACGGCGGCTCTTTCGAGCTTAACGGCTACAACGGCGAGTTCTGGGCCATCGGCGAAGGCTACGTCTACTACTTCGAGTCCTGATGCCGTTCAAGGGCGACATGAGGCTGGGGGGCCGTCGTCGCAACGACTCTACCCTCAATGGAATGACCGAGGGTCCTAGCTACCCGGCGGCCGGAACCGTGCTTGCAACCTTTACGGGGGTTGAACGCAACGAATTTTACGGAGGCACCATCCTTAGTTACACGTACGGAGAAACGACGTACACGTCCTATCAGGAGATTTACGACGTCAACTTGGTGGCTAATGGCGGCGGTGGCGAGTACTTGGATTACTCGAATGGCTTCAACGTCAGGTTCAAGCCTGCTGGCACCGTAGTCGCCACGAGCTTGTTCAACGAGCCAAACCAGCTCTACTTTGACCAGAACGGACAATACTACGAAAACGGATACAACACCGGTGAAATCAGGCATGACGGTTCCGGCAACCTGTACCTGACTTCGTACACCACTTACAACACGACCAGCGTCTTCCACGAAGGAGAAACCGGTGCTTACTACGAGCTTGATGGAGTCAGCTACCAAGTCGGCAATGCTACTAGGTACTACAGCCATGATGGTCAGGGCGGATACACCTATAGCGACGGAAATGTGGTGTATTATTACCAAGGCTTTGTCGTAGGAAGCGGCTCAACGCCTCATTACTACGGAATCGACAACGTAGATTACACGATTGGCCAAAGCACCTATGACGTCATTTCCAACGGAATGGGTCAGGCTGAGTACAATGGCACAGGCTCTACGTACTACGAATACGGAACATACATCACTACCTACGACGGATACAACTACTACAGCGATGGCATGGGTGGCGTGTACACGGAACAAGTTCCTTCTTATCCTTCGTATGGCACGACCACGGGCAATACGTCCAGCGGTACTAATTACATCGACATTAATGGTTCTCAGTACGAAAACGGCTCCTACAGCGGAACCGAGTACCATGACGGCAACGGAGGCTACTATTGGGAGTACTCCAATTCCTATCAGTACTACGGATACCAGTTCACGTCGTCTTGGAACGGAACCGATGAGTACGGCAACGACCTAGGCTATACGTACTACTATTCTGACGGCAACGGAGGCTATTACACCTAATGCTTAGGGCTGGCGTCAGGCTTAGGACCGCACCTTGGACGCCTACGCTACCTTGGCAGACCATCTGGCGTCAAAAAGACGGGATTAGGTGCCACGTTGGCAGGGTATTCGACTCCGAGCTGTTCTCAAACGGAGTAAGTGAGTACGTCCAGAACCGATTCCCACGTAAAAAGCCGGTCATGGTCACGTCAATTGACGGACAAATGTCGGTGACGCATAACGATACCTCTGTATCGAGGAACAAGGGTAACGGAATCATCACGGGCTCTGTAAAGCTTTACTACAATTCCGTCTTTGGTCGCGGCGAATACGCTGATTCGACGGTACAGGAGGTTTCTTCTGACCTTGGATACGTGTTTTGGGCTGAGGCATTGTACAGAAACTCAAGCAGGACAGGTGCGGTATACCTAATCATCAACAGGACGTCCGGCCCAGAGGAGTCGGACCAGCCCAAATGGATTATGTCCTTGGTTGATGAGAACCAAATCAGCAATCAGGACTTCAAAATTGCCTGCATTACGGGCTCTTCTTGCGTACAAATCTGGCAGAGCGACATCACCTACGCACAGGGTGGGGGTACGCAGGCAGAGTGCTATTTCCCTTTTAAGATTTCCGTCAATCAGGCAACCGGTGAGTACATCGTGTCGCCCGGTAGCATTAATGGTACGTACATCCAGCAGTACTCGGGCACGTGCAATGGCACGGTCAACCTTTACGCACAGGCCACGGACGGCGGCTCTGGAATTACCGGTGGAAGCATTACGACTACGTCAGCACAGCAACTGACAATCCCAATCGGGACTATTACTGGTACCACGCAGACAGGTTTTCAAATTTACCAAATGCTGACTAACTCGCTTTATTGGGAGCGATTCAAGTGCGGTAGCAACGAAGTCGAGTACTACTGCAATGGGGTATGACCGGAACTTCTTCCAGTTCTCCGGCCATTTTTACGGCTCCGCACATCTGCCACGTATCGAATACGCCGCTTAGCGGTGGCATTTACAACAGGAACAGGACTAGGTGCGGTGCACTCAAGTTCAATGGATGGGACCCGGACGACCAGACTCTAGGCACTCTTGACTATTCAGACGTATCAAAGGCAAAAGGGGTTTTCCAATTTGGCCTATACGCCAGTCCTAGCATCTACGATAGAGCAAAGTGGGGCGGCATCGAGAGCAGGTACAAGTACGATGAAATCAAGAAACCGGGCAACGTTTGGTATGAAGCCGACGACCAATACTTGGTTAAGCACTTCAAGGGCATTTCCGGAGACTTGGTTGATGTTAAGTTCTACCTTAAGGTTAAATTTCAGTACTACGGACTTAGGCTTTTGCCGCACCCTGAGCTTATTCTTGCGAGAAGGCCATCACTTGGGAAGGGATACTACAATGAGCTACCTCCTTGGTCCGTAACCAACAAGGCATTGTCTTCCGCGGAATGGCTTCGATACCTAGCTACTGACGCAGTATGGGACCCCCAGCAAAACAAGTATGTGCCCACAAAGGATTACTGGAGTAAAACCACGATTACTTATGAGCCGGGCTCAGGAACGTCTTACTCTGAAGAAGTATTTGAAAAGCAGTACTCTGACAGGGGTACGTACATACCGCAAATTTCCTCAGGCTTTACTCCTTGGAACGCAAGAACGGTAAACAATCAGTACAAGCCGCCGACTACGGATTACTTCAAGGAGACAGGCAGGACCATTGATTCCAGCGAGTGTGTGGCTGACCCTTACATCGGTTACACGGAAGGCGAATGGTACGACTGGTACTATGGAATCATGTGCAGGGACTCCGGGTCCACCGACCCTTATGATTTCCCTGACGACAAATTTCCGTTCATTTCTCTGGACGCGTCCTACTCATTGTCTGCCTACCTTCCGGAAGATAACACGCTTTGCTACAACTGGGTGGCTAGAAAAATGAAGATAGAGGTGTGGGCGAAGGTTGAGGACACTTGCAGGATTTGTTACTTCAAGGACGTCAATTATGAGATGTCTATTGGCTACAAGGACGGAACATGCAGTCTTGAAGCCAGCGGAAATGAAGACCCCAAAATCGTCCTAAACTTTATGAACGACAATACTGAGAATTTTTCTGTCACAATCCCAGCTCCTCAGAACAGGTTTGAAACAGACATCCTTGTTCATACGATTGATTGGGAGCCTAATCCCGGTCAGGCCATGAGGATTACCGACTTTAAACTCAACTCCGCAACATAATGCCTAGAGAATTCCAACAAGCAGGCGACGTAGCCTTCAATGGCTTCAACAGCTTCCCGAACAGCTCCGCGTTCGACCCTGCCAAGGGCATGCTGGAGTATGCCCAGAACGTCCGTAACGTCGAGGGCGTCATTACCCGCCGTGCCGGAATCGCAAAAGCCTCCCCTGCGGCTGGCTTTACGCCCGTGTTTTCCGCCCACAGCGGGAATCCTGCAGGTGATGCCATCTACATGTGGAATTCGGCAGGTGCCGTGAAGAAGTGGACCCCCGCAACCAACCTAGTCACCGACGTATCTGCGGCCTCAAGGCCGTTCAGGCAGGTCAGGGGGCACGGCTACATGGAGCCAGCCACCATCGAGGCCTCCAAGGCGACGTATTGGGATGGCGAATACGACTTCGACGCCGCGGCATTCTGCTTGGGCAGGATTGCCTACGCTAAGAACGACCAAATCTGGCTGTCCCTGTTCGGCGGAGTCCAGCCATTCAACGGCGAGACCCTATCCCTAGTCCAAGAAACGTTCGACCCGGTCAAGGCCCTGCATTATTCCTATGCCAGCAGGAAGCTTTTCGCCTTCGGCAATCGCTCCGTGTACATGGTTGAGCTCGCGGTACTGCCGTCCATGAGCTTGGAGAACGGCCAGCCTGAGCAAAGCCACTTCCACAAGGTAAATCGCATCTGCTCGATGGACGGAATCCTTGCCAAGAACTCCGTAGCGGAGGTTATGGGTCAGGTTTTCTGGCTTGGGCACGGCGGAATCCACATGGCTGATGCTGACAAGGGCATGCTGGATGGCACCCCGTCCATCTCCCTGCCAATCCAAGACCAGTTCGATGGCATCCCCGCCGCCGAAATGCAAAAGGCCGTCGGTATGGCCTACGATGGCAGGTACTATCTGCTCCTCCCCAATAAGACCGATTACAAGCTTAACAGGATTCTCATCGTTGACCCGTCTTTGGAGGGCAAATTCGAGTCCTACGATGACTACGGCACCAAGGAGTTCGTATCCATCTGTGCTATCCGCAATTCCGCTGGCGTCCTGAAGCCCTATGCTGTCGGCAAGGACGGGTTTGTGTACCAGCTTGAAGTCGGTACCACCGATGACAGCCAGCCGTATACGGGCGTTATTCGAACGAGGAATTACAATTTGGGCACGGAATTGGACAAGCGTTACGACGCCGTGCTCGTGAAGCTGGATACCGCTGGCCAAGCCGAAGTGGATGTCATCTTCAAGAGCATCAACCCGGAAGGTACCCATGTTCTGGATACGTTCAATGGCACGCTTGGTGGCACGGTTCGGCGTGCTTTGGCCGGGAAAAAGTGTGCGGGCTGTAACGTGGAAGTCGTTGTCAAGTCGGGGTTTCCGCTGATTTACTCTGTCATGGTCGATGGTTCCATCGCCGGACGTTCAATTTTTAACGTCTTCTAAACATGCCTCTGTCTCCGCCCCCAGCACAGTACACGCCTCCTACGCTCGGAACCTATCCGAACAAGCTGTATCCGAACTACTCGGGCGGGCATGGCTATGCTTTCACGACGCGTGACCCGAAGAAAGAGCTGGAGTACACCTCTCAGCTTCTCTCCGACATCCTAGACCCTACCGGACATTGGGCAGAGGCGGAGCTTCATGTCGGCACCACGCTTAAGACTAGATACAATGACGTCGTCGGCACCCTGACGACCAACGCGAGGAGCACGTTCGACTCAATCCTCAGCCAGATTAAGACCGATGTGTACGGTAGCACTCCTACCGCCACTAACGTAGCTTATTCTCAGTACCTTGCTGGCATGAGCTCTGCCTACGGCGGCGGTCATTCTTCCGTCAGCATGTTCGCAAACCTCTCCAGCCAGCAGACTCAGCTACAGGTTCAGGAAAGTGCCCAGCGTATTGCCGCGTCCATCATGGGACTTACCTATCAGGCTACCACGGCAATGCCGCTCGTCGTTCCTATCGAGTCTCAGCTCGTCAACGACGCCTCCGCTTCCGCCGTCGAGCAATACAACCTCGGTCAGGTACGCGACCAGCAGGTCAGGCAGTCCGTCGCACTCGGCAATGTTCTGGCTAGCGTTTCCGAGCCTGTCACTATTGGCAACGCTCCGCAGACTCCCGCGGACGAAGTGCTCGCCTACAGCAGTATCAACGCACAAGGTCTCGCCGCCGCCCAACTCTAACAATGCAAAGACTCGAACTAGGAGGCGGCGGAAGCCGCGACACCCTGCAAGCCGCACTCGGAAGCGAATACGCTCCTCTTACCAACGCCTTCGCCGCCGCCCGTCAGGGTCAGGAGCAGGGTTTCGGTAGCATGTTTGGCTCCCAACTTCAGCGTGAGAAGATTGCCGGTACCCTTGCCGCTGAACTTGAAGGTGCAGACTATGCGGCCGGACTTGAAAGGGAGACCCTTGATTACAAGGACCAGCTCAGCGATGAAGACGAGCAGGCGAAGCTCGCCCAGCAGACTCAGGACGAGGAAGACGCCGTAGCTGGCGAAGAACAGGCCATCCTCGACCACTACACGAACGTGATGCAGTCTTACGCACCCGACAGCCCTGAGTA